GCTTGGCTCGCAATGACGGTATTGTTGGTACATTGCTTGGCTTTGATGTTGTTGTTAATAAGTATCTTGACACACCATCACAATTAACAACTGGCGCGGCAGGTACAAACAGTTTATATCCAATGTATTTTGCTGATTGGTCACGTTTCCACACTATCGTAGATCGTTTAAGCATGGTTCTGCGTAGATATGACCAGACCCTTCCCGGTTTTATAACTTTCTTTGGCGAAACTCGTCTAGCATCCAGTGTAGTTAACCCTTTTTCGGGTGTACGTTATCGTTCAACTGGCACATCAACCTAACTTTTGGTTGCCCCTATCAGAATGTACTGGTAGGGGTTTTTTTGTTTAGGAATGGAAAATATGAAAGCCAACGAAAAAATCCTTTCAGGTATTAAACAGACGCTAGAAACTGGCGATAAGATCACCATTGACTTGCGCGAAGCATCTGCGCTTACTGGAAGCGGTAACAATGTTGGTGGTCGTACTTTATTTGATGATGCTTTTGCTGCAATGCGATTTGCAAATCCAATTCGTCAAAAAGCAAGAATAGTAAAAAGAGCGGGTCAAAGTGCTATTCAATTTGTAGCTAAAACTGGTAACGCAGCTAATCAAACAAATCCGTTTGGATACACGTTTACCGCAGATAGCGGAACGCCAAACACAAACACAACAATCTGGCAATTGCCAACGCGAGTTATTACCGCACAACTTCCAGTTCGTAGCGCGGTCTTGTCGGATGTAAACTATTTAGATGAAACATTAGTTGCTGATTTAATGGCTGAATTTGGTGCTATTGAAGCGCAGTCAATGATTATCAATAATGACCAAGCAGGTTCAACAACCACAAGCACAGGCGGCACAAACGGTTTGCGCGGTTTAAATATGTACACTAGTGCGGCTTCTTCTGCTTATGGCACAAGCGGCACAGCAATCACTAATGGTATTCACAGCATTGCAACTTACACTCAAGCGGCGGCGGCAGTTTCTTATTCTGACATTACAGATTTAACTCGTTTATTTCCTGCACAATATTGGAACACGCCAAGCACCGCATGGATGATGCACCCACAAACTATTCATGAATTGCGAAATTTAACTGCTACTGGCGGTAATCTTACAAGGCAATTTACTGAAAATGGTGATGCTTTTGGTGGCGCAGTAACTCATATTTTTGGATTCCCTGTAATACCAAATCCATACATGGAAACAACTGGTGCAGGTAAATTTAATATTTACTTAGCGTCATGGGAAAATTTTGTAACGATTGCTGACGTTGAAGAAATGACGATACAAGCATTTGAACAAACTGCGCCCGGTTTTATTACACTGTATGCAGAACGCCGTTTAGCAAGCACAGTTCGTGACCCGTTTGCAGGTATTCGCTTAGTAGGTGTTTAATTATGCCAGTTCAAGAAACAGGTTTAGGATTTGTTCAACTTGCGCCTACTCGCAATCCGTTCAATTATGATTGGTTTGAACAGACCAACCGTAATATTGCGACTGCGTGGTTAACGCTTACTGAAATTAGAAATCAATTAAACCTGTATTCTGACACTAGCCAAGACACATATTTAACTGCATTGGAATTAGCAATACGAATGGCGATTGAAGATTATTTAGGTCTTGCAATTACTAGCGTTCAATACAAAGTTTATTATGGTGCATCTGCTTTATATGGCTCACCACTGTCACTTGATTTGCCTGAAACATCACAAGGCGGCGTGACAATTAATTCAGTTGCTTATTACAACGATGCAACGCCAACAGTATTAACTACGGTAAACCAAGCTAATTATTATTATGACCCTACAGGGCAAAAGATAATTGTTACAGATTTGCCGACATCAATTAATCCGCAAATGACTTCACCTGTCATTGCTACTTATACGCTTGCGGCATCATCATTAGCAACTTACCCAGTTATAAAACAAGCGGGTTTATTGTGGTTTACGCATTTATACAATAACCGTTCCGCAGTTGGTGATACGGTTGGGCAATTGGCACAGATACCATTAGGTGTGGATACATTGCTTAGACCATATAAACCATTGGTGATGTGATGGTTAAAAGATATGAAGATGTGAATGTTTATGACCTTACATTTACCACAAATGAATATGGCGAAGCAGTCACAACTAAAACTTTAAAATTTAATAGCAAAGCTGAAGTTAAAGAAGTTAAAAACGATTTAAAGATTACTGATAAATATCGCGTTTATACTGGCATGATTAATTTTGTTTTTAATTTTACGCCGTACACACGCGACATTTACGATAATCAAAACTTGTATTCAATCACATGGCGCAACTTAGATTGGCGCATTGATAGCGCAATTGAATCAAATGATAGGATGCACGTTACATTTTTGTGTTACCACAATGACCCATCAACGGCGATTTAATTATGGCTACACAAAATAATGTTTTAGATTATGCAAAGGCGATACAAGCACAGCTAACCACAACTGCAAACCCTGTGCCAGTGTATGGTTCTTTCAACAGAAATTTTGCTTCACAACAAAAGTTTATAACATGGAATTTGCGTAATGTGCATCAAGATGTTTACACAGGCACAACGCAATCGGTGAAGGGTATAGACAGACCTATATTCCAAACCAATATATATGCAGGCACATTGCAAGATGCGTTTGGCATAGCAAACACGATAATACAAGCATTGCATGGATACAGTGGGCAGTTTGGTGGGGTAACTGGTTTTTATATTAGTAAACTTGATATTGATTTTCTTTATAATACATATGAGAACGATATAAATTTACATTCCATTTACCTTGATTGCACAATGGATATTCCGACATAAGACAGACTTTTAACTTTTTCGAGGATAAATCATGGCATTACCAAATAGAGTTCTTCCCGGATTTGCTGCGATACTTTACGCACAACCTTCGGCAACCCCTACTGCATTAACGCTTGCTCAATTATCGACATTAGCTAACGTAGCTGCAATTGCTATTAGCGGCAATCAATTACCAGTTGAATCTATTCCTGCATTCGGACAGGATGACGGTGTTGTAAATTACGCAGTTGCAGGTTCGCGTCAATCTGACAAGATACCAGTGCAATCAGCACCAACATCTTTATCCGTTACTGCCGCATGGAATCCTTCTGATTCAATGTTGTTATTAATGCGTGGCGATGCTTATAGTGGAATTGTAGATCGCACATTTGTTATTGCTGCGGTAGATGGCGCAAACATTGTTTATTATGCATTCAATGGTCGTGTTTCTGAATTCCAAATACAAAGTGATCCCAGTGCTGAAGCTAAGTGCGTTTTCACAATTCATCCTCGCGGCAACCAATACGGTTGGTCAAATAACGTATAAAGGAAATTTATCATGGCTATACCTAATAGAGTTCTACCCGGATTTGCTGCTTCGTTATTTATGCAAACAGGCGCAACCCCAACAACATTAACAACTGCAAATTTATCTGTATGGTCTGCACAAGTTGCAACTATTGTTGGCACTAGCGCAGGCGGCACAGGCGCGGCGGGTACATTAGTTCCTGTTGAAAGCATACCCGCATTCGGACAGGATGATGGCGTAGTTAACTATTCGGTCGCGGGTTCACGCCAATCCGATAAGATTCCAGTACAGTCTGCACCAACTTCTTTGTCGGTAACGGCTGCGTGGAATCCTTCTGATGCTGCATTGTTGCTGATTCGTGGTGATGCTTATAGCGGCATTGTTGATCGCACTTTTGTAGTTGCTGCGGTGGATGGTGCAAACACAATTGCTTATGCTTTTAATGGTCGTGTTTCTGAATTTCAGATTCAATCTGATCCCGGCGCAGAAGCTAAATGTGTCTTTACGATACATCCGCGTGGCAACCAATACGGTTGGTCGAACAACTAAAACAATGCCCCTTCGGGGGCTTTTTTACATTAAAATATATGACAACAAACATTCAATCAAGTAATGATTTATTAGGTTATTTATTAGAGCAATCATTAACTGCGCCTAAAAGTTGGTTTGGTTTTCCGCAACAAAAGCTGACAGGTATTGCACTGGCTCATTCCATTGCTGCCAATCACGCTGACAAGATGACACCACAAGAAATAGTCGATTATGTAGTCCGACTAAACAATGAAATTTATACAGGCATTATTAAAAAAGGATAAGACATGAAACTTTCTTCCGCATTAAATATAAATTTAGACAACATTCGCATTCGTGAATTCACAATGGCAGGGCAAAAACTGCGTGTTAGAGTTCCGCTTGCATCCGAAATGGAAGCAATTACAAAAGCGGTTGATGAAGTTGATTGGTCAAAAAAATATGAAGAAATGTCGGCATCATTTATAAAAGACAGGGCAGAAATTGAAGGCGATGAAATAAAATTTTTAGATGATGATATTGTTGTTGATGGTAAATCTATAAAAGAAATATCTATTCTTACCGCAAAAACGGAAGAAAGAATTACGCAAATGATTCGTTTGTTAGTGCCTACAAATGAAGCAGATAGTATGGATACGATTACTTATGCGGATATAGATGAAGCATTCCCATTTGCTGTGCAGATGGAAGTAATGAAAAAGATTATTGAAGTTATATCTCCCGGCTACGAGGAAACAAGAAAAAACTAATAGGCTCATTGCGACTACAAGCGCGAGCATATATGTTGGCGCATGGTGCTAACCCTGACGCAATGGGCGAAGATGATTACCAGTTGGTTATGATTGCTTTAAATGATGGATTATTTGGTAACAAAGTATTAGCAAACGTAAATGGCTTATTAACTACTGGTGTTTTTAATTACATTAGAAATGCAAATTCTAGAGCATATAGTTTGCAAGATGTTTTAGGAATATTCCACAAATACATTTATCAACCATTAACTGAAGAACAAAGCAAGAATGCAGTAAATGAAAAGTTATTAGCGTTTATGTCAATGAACCCAAATTCACATAAATTTTTAAAGCCAAAAAATGAGAATTGAAACTTTTGGATTTGATGATTTTGATAAAACCTTAACGCAGATGGGCGAGGAATTTGGCTACACAGACGTAAATAAAAAAGTATTAGTGCCTGCATTAAGAGCAGCAATGATGGCTGCATTGCCAACAGCAAAATCACTGGCAAGAGCAGATACAGGTGAAATGAAAAACAGTATAAAAGTTGATGCTCGCAGACCAACAGACAGAGATCAAGAATCTAAATATGTTTATCCTTCTGATGCGGCAATTGCAATTTTATCTGTTAAACAATCTAAAGTTTCATTAAGTGAGGAATTTGGAACGGCAGATAAAGCAGCACATCCATTTATTAGACCTGCTTTAGAATCAAATCAATCAAGCATTTTAAATACATTAAATCAACAATTAAAAGCAAAGATTGACAAATATCAAGCAAGAAAAAGTAAGGATACATTATGAGTAGTTACATAGCAAGACTTGGTGCAATCCTATCTCTTGATACAAAAGAATTTGTCAAAGGCGTTGATGCTGCTCAATTAAAAAGCAAACAATTTAAGCAAAATTTAAGAGAAACTCAACAAATATTAGATGGCGTTAAAACTGCCGCTAATGCAACTGCGCTTGCTATGTTGGCGTTTGGCGCAATTGCAGCAAAAACTGCCGATGAAATATCAGATTTAGCGGATGCTAATGAAACCACTGTTGGTAAAGTTCTTGAATTAAAAAAGGCATTAGTTTCTTCAGGTGGTGATGCAGGAAAAATATCTCAATTATTTTCTTCATTTACAAACGCAGTAGATGGTGCAGCACAAGGCAGTGATAAATTAAGAGATTCTTTTAAAAAAGTTGGTGTTTCAACTAAAGATTTAGGTTTTTTGTCTAGTGATGAATTAAGACAAAAAACAATCAAAGGATTGGCACAAATTCAAGATGGCATTACAAGAAATGCTCTTGGTATGGAATTGTTTGGCAAAGCGGCAAAAGGCGTTGACTTTGTAAAACTTGGCGATGAAGCAGATAAAGCTGCGGGCAAATATGATAAACAAGCGCAAGCAATTAAATCGGCTGCCGATGCTGCACAAAAATTAGAATTGTTTTTTGGTGATATGAAAATTGCCGCAATACAAGCAATGAAACCAGTTTCTGATTTAATTAATTTATTGCCTTCTGAAAGCCGTATAGAAGCAATGACTAAAGGTTTTCAAGTTTTAGGTGTCACGCTTGCTATTGCATTTGGTGTTAAGGCAGTTCGTGGTGTTGTGCAATTAGCTAACGCCATACGAATGATTGCAATTACAAATCCTTGGTTACTTGCATTAACTGCGGCGGCAACTGTTGGAGCATATGTTTTTGCTGACCAATTAAATCCAATGCCGGATGATGAAGAATATCCAAAAAC